AAATGGTTATCATGGTGAGCCTGTGTGTACCATTAGAAGGGCGATAAGTAGGTACGAAGTATGATAACAACAGTAGACGTAGAAACATCTTGGCAAGTTACAGATACAGGTGGGTATGATCCATCACCATTTCATCCTGATAATATATTAGTTAGTGTTGGTATAAATGATGAATACTATTTTACAAACCATAGCGAAAGAATTGATGAGGGTTGCTATCATAAAATACAATCTATATTAGATAAAACAACTTTGCTTATAGGTCATAATATAAAATTTGATTTAATGTGGTTATTAGAATCTGGATTTAAATATACTGGTAGAGTATATGATACTATGTTAGGTGAGTATGTTTTAAATAGAGGTGTAAGAAAAAGTCTTACATTAGAAATGTCTTGTCGTAGAAGAAAGATAGGGTCAAAAGATAGTAAGATAAAAGAATATACTGATAGGGGTATACCATTTCAAAATATACCTGTAAACGTAGTTGAAGAATATGGTAGAATAGATGTAGAGATAACTAGAAGATTATTTGATTCACAGATGGGGGATCTAAAAATGGCTAAAAATAAGGGTTTATTGATGACTCTAAAAATGATGAATGAGTTTTTAGTTGTGCTATCTGATATGGAAAGAAATGGAATTAATATTAATTTAAAAGAACTTACTAATGTAGAAAAAGAATATCGTGCAGAGTTTGCATATTTAAAACAAAAGATAGATAAGATTGTCTATAAACAAATGGGTGATACAAAAATAAATTTATCAAGTCCAGAACAATTATCTTGGTTAATATATTCTAAAAAACCAAAAGATAAAAAAGAATGGGCTAAAATATTTAATGTTGGTGTAGATAAAAGCACAGGTAAAAATAAAAGAAGACCTAATTATTCACGACAACAATTTAGAAATTTAGTAGCTGATAATACAGAAACAATTTTTAAAACTGTAGCACAACAGTGCCATAGATGCCAAGGCAAAGGTGTAATTAAAAAATTAAAAAAAGATGGAAGCCCATATAAAAATTATACCAAATGCCCAGATTGTGATGGTGATGGTTATTTATATACTCCTATGGCAAAAATAGCAGGATTCAGACAAAGACCTAGAAGTGTATATGATATAGCAGAGTCTGGCTTTAGAACAGATAGAATAACTTTAACTAAAATAGCAGCAGAAGCAGAAGGTGAATTTAAAAATTTTATTGATGCTATTGTTAGACATAATGCAGTAGACACATACTTAAATACTTTTGTAGAAGGATTAAAAAATTTTACAAATGAAAAAGGTTTTTTACATCCTAAATTTATGCAGGCAATAACTGCAACAGGTAGATTATCTAGTCGTGATCCTAATTTTCAAAACCAACCAAGAGGTAAAACTTTTCCAATAAGAAAAGTTGTTACTTCTAGATTTGACAAGGGTAGTATACTTGAAGTAGACTTTGCACAACTAGAATTTAGAACGGCAGTATTTCTTGCACAAGATAAACAAGGTATGGAAGATATAAAAAATAAAATAGATGTCCACCAATATACTGCAGATATTATAGGTGTATCAAGACAAGATGCAAAGGCACATACATTTAAACCTTTGTATGGTGGTGTAACTGGTACAGAAGATGAAAAAAGATATTATACTAAATTTTTAGAAAAATATAAAGATATAAAAGTTTGGCATGAACAATTACAAAGTGAAGCTATTAGATTTAAAAGAGTTAAACTACCAACGGGTAGAGAGTACTCATTTCCATACGCAGAAAGAACACCTTGGGGTGGATCTACATATGGCACACAGATAAAAAATTATCCCGTACAAGGTTTTGCAACAGCAGACATTGTACCACTTGCTTGTATAAATATATATAAACTTATGCAAGAACAAAAGGTAAAAAGTTTACTTGTAAATACAGTTCACGATTCTATTGTAGCTGATGTTTATCCTGGAGAAGAAAGTGTGATGAGTAAAATATTTAAACAGGG